AATCGGGGCGGGAAATCGGGGCAGCCCGCCTTGGCCCAATAGTCGCGCTCATAGATGTCCTCGACCTGGCCCAAGGTCAGATTGGCGATGTCGAGCGTCGGATAGCTCGCAGCCGAAATGCCGTATTTCGTGCCTTTGAGCTTACCCCGGCCGCGCGCGCCGCCGGTCCAGTTCCCGGGATCCGCGGGATCGTTGCCATAGGCACCCTCGTGCCCGATCAAGAGCTCGAAGGCCTTCAGAAAATCATCGTGGTTCGCCAATTGCAATCTCCTCATCCCAGATTGCGCTCGCGTTTGCGATTGATGCCGCAATATTTGCACCGTCGCTGAGGCACCCGCCGAGCCCGCCCCTCGCGGTAGCAACGTCAGATACAATGACAAGCGGAAAAAATAGCCCCTTCGCCGGTCCCTGGAATGGCCGGTTGACCCATCCTCACCAGGTCGCCAATCGCGTCGCTTGGCGCCCGAGCTCGACCGTGTAAGCGGTCTCGCTGATCACTCCGGGCGGTGTTTTCCAGCTCAGCGCGAGCGCCCCGATCAGAACCCCGCTGATCGGCGGCACGCCAGCGATGCAGGAGCGCCGCATGCCCAGCATCGCGCTTTCGTAGAGATGGTCCTGCTGCACGACATCAAAGCACACCGTCTGGCCGTCGATGATCCGGCCGATCTGATTGATGTCGATCGGCGTACGGTCTGAAAAGATCGGCAGCGGGCGCGCCAGCGGGTGCCAGGACGGATCGCCGGCCAGCCGCCCGTCAACGTTCTGAAACAGGTTTGCGGCGAGATCGACATGCGACAGCACGACCAGGTCGGCGCCGGTGTCGGCCATCAGCTTTTGCGCGACCGGCGGAAGACGGTCGATCTGCAATGTCGGCGTTACGGAGCTTCGGATCAGGTGTTGCGCGATCGCCACGCGCTGCTCCCAGGCGGCGTAGCCGGCGCCGAGGATCAGCACGGCAAGGATCAGAGCGCCAACGCGCCACGGTCTATCGGCATAGGACAGGACGCGGTCGAGCAGGCCCGCCGGAACCTCGGGCAAGGCAATCGCTACGACGCCCGCACGGCCGCCGGCGGCGGTGCAGGCGGCGTGATCACCGGGCCGGTGTGCCGTGCTGCGTCGAGCGCCGACGTCAGCCCGCCGGCGATGCCCCGCAGTCGGCGCACCTGGCCCTCGTCCTCTTCGGTGCGCCCACTCGTTGGCAACTGCGCATAGGCGAGCAGTTCCTTGATCACGATTTCTGCCTGACCGGCGAATTCGTCGAATGCCTGCTTGTTCATCTTCCCCTTTCCTTTCACCACACTAAGAGCTCGCGCTCCCCCTGATAGATCTGCCGCGATTCGCCCTCTGCGGCGAGCGAGACTCCGAGCGCCATGATATCGGCGACGGCGCAGTCGATCTTCGCCTCGAGGCGCGGCTTGTTCGGATAGACGTTGTCGCGGCGGTCGTAATGCCCGACGACATTGCCCACGCACCAGCGCGCGACTGGCGACCCGTCCTGCTCGATCCGCCCCTCGCGCATCAATGCGTCGAACTGTTTGGTCGGCTCGCTGAAATTCAGCACGGTCGCGCGATATTCGATCATTGGCAGCCCCTCGTTCGTCATCCGCTGCGAGAGCTGCAGCAGTTGATACGGGTCGTACCCGCAGGCCCGCAAATCGAACTGGCGCGCGATCTCGCGCAGCCATTCCTCGATCGCGTCGAATTCGGTCGTTTCCCCTTCGGTGACATCGATAAACCCCGCCTCGGCCCACTGCACATAAAGGGGGTTGCGGTCCGGGTCGACGGCCGCCTCGGGCAGCCAGGCCTTGTGAAAAATCGCGTAGCGAATGACGGTTTTGCCCTTTTCGGCGAACGGAAAAATTACCGATCCGGCGGCGAGATCGGTCCGCGTCGCCATGTCGAGCCCGACAAAGCACGGCTGCCCGATGAACTCGTCGATCGTCATTGCCGGCCGCGCGCAGCGGTCCCAAAAGCCCAGGTCAAAGAGCGCGTGATCGGCGCCGACCCAGATGTTGAGGTTACGCGTCTGAAACGCCGCCTTGTTCGCCGGCGTCGCTTTCGCCTGCGTCGCTGCGGCCCGTAACGCCTCCGGTTGCACGAGGCGGCCCCAGCCGGGATTGGCTTTGATCCAGGTGCGCTCGTCCCAGGGATCGTCCTCAGCCTCGGCGGCGAACATGACTGCGAAAAAGCGCTCGTCCTCGAACCCGTTGAGCACCTTCTCGGAATAGTCCCAGACCTGCTTGCCGACCCCGGTCGTGTTGTCGGTTGCGGTCGAGATCGAGACGACCAACGGCTGCCGACGCTTCACCATGGCTGTCAGGATCGCGTCATAGACGGCCTTCGAGCGGTGCGACCCGATCTCGTCGAGCACGGCAAAATGCACGTTGAGCCCGTCGAGCGACTTCGCATCGCTCGACAGCGGCATGAGCCGCGAGCTCGTCGTGTGCTGATAGATCGCGTGCTCGCGCACGCGGATCCCAAACTCCTCGCGAAACTCGGCATTCTGCCGCGTCATCGCCTGCGCCAGGTCAAAGACGATGCGCGCCTGGTCGCGCGTCACGGCCGCGGTGTAGCCCTCGGCCCCGCCTTCTTCCTCGAGGAATGTCGTGCACAGTGCGAGCACGGCGGCGATTGTCGATTTCCCGTTCCCTTTCGGCAGCCAGATCGAGCCCTGGCGGAACCGCCGTGCCCCGCCCAGGCGGTCGACAAACCCATAGAGGTTGATGATCAGCCAATGCTGGAACGCGAGCAGATCGAGCGCTTGCCCCGCCTCGGGTCCTTTGATGTTGGGGAGCTGGCGCGCGAGGATGATCGGCCGAACCGCGAATTCCTCCTCGAAGGTCCACCGGCTCTGCCCCGCTTCAGCCTTGTTCAGATCGGTTAGAAAGCGATCGGCTGCTTTGCGCGCCCACTGGCCCCCGGCGGTTCGCCCCGAAGCAAGGGCGGTCGCATAGTCAATCCCAAGCTGCACCGCGCTGTCATAGCGGCGGCCGCGGCGTCTATGTCTTGCCACCGGGGATCACCGGGAAACGGCGCAGTGCGCCCCAGGCATTGGCGCCCTTGTCAGGCTCGTCTGGCGGGTCGAGCTGCAGGCGCGGTCGCGCCACCGGTGAAAAACCGAGGCGGTCGGCTGCCTGCATCATCGTTTTCGACATCTTGTCGGCGATCGCCACATAGGGCGAGACCTCGAGGCCCTGCGGTCCCCGGATCAGCAGTGGCAAATCGGGCGAGTGCTCGTTGAGCCGCTCTTGCGTGATCGAACACACCCGCAGCCGGTCCTCGGCGAGCACCCAGATCGCCAGCATGCCGCGGTCGAGCTTTTTGAGCAGCCCCCGCGGTGCATGCGTGATCGCATAGTCCCAGCCCTCGCGCTGGCCGTCGCTGAACCACGCGGGTGCGGCGTCGAGGTCGCCCTCGGGCAGCGGTTCGCGGGCGCGGCCCTTGCCGTGCCGCGTCGCGTTGAACGTCCCTTCGAGGCGGTGCAGCGCGGTCGGCTTTGGTCGGCGTCCAGCCATCAGGCGGCGATCTCGATCGACCACTCCGAGCCGGTCTTTAGCCCGACCCGCACGAGCCCCGGATGTTGGCGGCGCAGCCGCGCGATGCAGTCGGCTTCCATCGCTTGGGTGCGGTAATCCTTGCAGCCGCCGTCGTCGTGCCAGTGGTTATTGACCCAGAACAGGTATTGTGCGGCGACGATGCCCCCGTCCTCGACGATGCAGCGGCAGCACAGCTCGTAATCTTCTTTGACGGGATAGGTCTCATCGAAATAGGTCCGCCCGTCGTTGATGATCCCCATGCAGCTCGCCGTCACATAGCTGCGCCAGCGGAAAGGGTAATAGGGATAGCAGGTATGCGGCGCGCCATCGGTCGACACGCCCCAGATCCGATAGTTGATTGACTCGGTGACTGCGAAGATCTTGCGGAACTCGGAAAGCCACTCTTTCTCGTCGAGGCCCATTTTCATCGACGCGCGTTCCAAGAGCTTGAGCCAGCCGCAGCTCCGCACGTCGTGTCGATCATGACGACGTGTCGGTCCTTCGCGTGCCGCAGGATCCAGTTGCGGGTCCGCGTGATCCCGTGGATTTCGTCTGGCACCAGTCTGGCACCGGGATGACATTGCGCGCTCCCGTCGTGCGATAGGCTTCGGCTTCAAGCGCTGGCACATAGACCCAGCACGACGGCAGGATCGTTTGCGTGCGCACCATGCCGGCGCGTCCCTTGCTCGGCACCGCGACGATCACGCGGCTGCCTTCCGGCGCGCTGGTTTCGCCGGCAAGGCTTCGAGGCGCGGCAGCACGTCCTTCGCCCAGACGACGCGTTGCGTACCGACGTCGTCGCGCGGCGAGCCCTTTCGATAGCCGCCGCGGCGCACTGGCGTGAGCTGCAGCGCCTTTTTCAGCCGCGTCCACTCGTCCTCGTTGGCGCACATGATCAGCGCATACTCGCGCGGCGGCTCAAGCTGCAGCCCTTGCGGCAGCTCGTCGCCGGGGCCGTCAGCGGGGCCGAGGGCGTCCTTTGTAGAAAATCCCAATAATTCGAGATCGACGGCCTGGTCTCGAAGATCGGCGAGCTCGACGCGCAGCATCGAGCGGTCCCAGGTCGCATGCAATGCCAGCTGGTTGTCGGCGATCCGATAGGCGCGCTTCTGCGCTTCGGTCCAGCCCCGCGCGACGACGACGGGAATTTCCTTGATCCCGAGCATGCGCGCAGCGTCGACCCGGCCATGCCCGGCGATGATCAGGTCGTGCTCGTCGACGAGCGCCGGCACGGTCCAGCCGAACTCGCGCATGGACCCGGCGATCTCGGCGATCTGCGAGGGTCGATGCTTGCGCGCATTGCGCGCGTACGGCACCAACTTGTCGATCGATCGGCGCTCGACGGCCGATGCAGGCCAATTTTCTTGCGTCTCGGCGGTCAAGGGGGGGGCCTTCGAAAAATTCCAGACGCCCGCCCGGACGGGATCGCACAGTCGGATTTTTGTGATTGCAAAATGGAAACCCCCCGGCGCCGGCGGCCGAAGCCCCCGTCGTAACGGTTCGTCTTGCGGCGATGGTGGGGTCCACACAGCGATTGCAGGTTTGTCGGGTCGAGCCGCAGCTCGGGCGCCTCGCGGATCGTTTGAATGTGATCGACGATCACGGCGCGGCGCGTGATCCCCGCTCGGGCGCAGTCGCGGCAGTTGGGCTCGACTTCGAGATGCGCCGCGCGCAGCTCTTCCCAATCCTTGTCGTAGCCGCGGGCCTGGCGCGAGGCTTGCGGGTGACGGCGTCTTTGCTCCTCACGCCAGGCGGCGAGCCGCAGCGCCGGATCGGGCGCCCACGGCGGGCGAAACAGCGGCGGGCGCGCGTTGCGCATCTATGCCCTCGCTAGGCGCGCTTCGAGCGCGTCGAGGCGGCCGGCGAGCTCTTTGACGGCGTTGATCAGCGCATAGGTCAGCGCGCTGGCGTCGATTGTCGTCACGGTCGTCGGCTCGGTATCGCTGTCGCGAAGTCGGATGCGGCCCTCGCCTAGCATTTCTGGCATCACGCGGGCGACCTCGTCGGGGCTCAGCCCATAGCATTCCGGCCCGTCATCGCTGGTGTGGGCGAGGCCATTGGTCCGGTAGGCGATCGGGTTGAGGTCAACAATCGCATCAAGCCCCCGATCATAGGGGCGAACATCCCGCATCAAGCGCGCATCGAGAGCAGTGTTCCAATTGGGGAGGTTGTCTCGACGCCATGCGGCGGTCCCTGCGTCGGTCCCATGGAAGAGGCCACCGTTCTGGTCCCACTGCGAAAACGGGAGACCCGGAACACCCGCAGTGTCTATTGTGCCAATGTTGATGAAATTCTGAAAATCGACCCAGAGTCCGGCATAGGACGTCCCGGCAGGATAGATAAGACCGAGGGTCGCGCCGGCCGACCGCATCTGCAGGTTGCCGGCGTTCACACCAATCCCGCCACTGCTGACGGTGATGCCAGCGCTCGTTAGCCCTCCGTCCGTCGTTATACCTGGAAAAGTCGCGTTGCCGACCAGCGCATTGAACTCGCCATTGACCGTCGTCGGGCCGTTGATGATCGCGCCATTAGCCCCAATGAGTAGCCCCAGCCCCGAGAGGCCAGCGCCGGCATTGATATTGCCAACGACAATGACATCGCCGGTGACGTTAAGGTTGATCCCGACCGCAGCATTGGCGCTGGCGGTGAAATCGCCGCCGACGGTCAGAATGTTCCCGACCGAAGCATCGCCGGTGACGTTGAGAACCGCGGCGCGCAGGAGCGCGTCGACGGTCGCATCGCCGGTGACGTGGGCGGCGGCCGCGGTCAACAAGCCGACTATGTTGGCGGTGGTCTCCACTACCAAACTGCCGGATATGTAGGACGGCCCAAACGCTACAAAGCAATAGAGGGGGTCGGCGGCGTGCACGCCCGAAACCCGCAAGCCGGTGCTCATCGCGACCGATTCACCAATGGTACCACCCGACAACCAGGTGCCATTGACGCGCATATGACTAAGGCCGTTGGCCGGCGCGTCGTCAATGCCGCCGCCACCGCCCACTGGCACCCAACTGTTGCTGGCCCGGCCATAGACCGTGCCACCGGGCGGCGCGTCGGGGTAAATGTCGCCTACGTAATTAGTGGGGCCGTCAACGTACGCCCGAAGAATTGAACCGCTATCCCAATCGAAGCCGATCAGGTGCCCGGCGTTCGGCAGACCCCAATAATCGACACCCCAGGTGGCTTCCAGCCTGCCCTCAACCGACAGGTTGCCCGGGCCAGACAACGTCCCCCCGGTCAGCGGCAGATATGGACCACCGGCGATGCGGGCGATCGCGCGATGCAGTTGGTTGTAGGTAGAGCCGTCCGCTACCGGAAGCTGCAGCCCTTCGCCGGACAGCTCGATGCAATTGGCGATTTCCTCTTGCACCATGTCGAACCAGTCGGCTTCGAGCTGCGTCGACGGCAGGCCCAATTGCGGGTTGCCATTCGTGAAGGCGTCGCGAATGCTGCCCGGCGGCGGATTGATCGGAAATTTGCCGATCTGTCGCGTCGGCGTCTTAATGCGCCACATCAGGGGCTCCCGTTTGGCAAGGTCCAGTCGTAGGCGAAGATCACCAAGGTCTGCGCTGGCGCAATGCGCGAGATGATGCACTCCAGATCGCCAAACGACCACGAGCGCAGAAACTCGGTGCAGCCCGAGCCGGCGCGGAACCAGTGCACGGCGCGCTCGGCGTTGATGAACCGCACCATCCAGGTGTGCGGCCAATCTGGTGCAGTGTTGAGCGCGTCGTCGCAATTCGACCAGGCGCGGTAGGGGCGGAACTCGACGACTTCGATGTCGTAGCCGAGCTGATCGGCGAGGCGGATGAAATCCATCGGGCGGGTGATCGCACCCATCTGCCGCCTGGCGATGATCGCCGCGCGGCGCCCTTCGATCGAGGTCGGCGGGTCTTCGACGCAGGGATCGGGCAGACCGCAGTCGATCTCCCACATCCGAATTGTCTCGTAACAGGTCCGCGGGTCGGCCTCGTCGAGCATGTCGCGGACCCGGCGCCAGGCCCGCCAGTGCACCCCGGTGAGGCCATAGACGGTGCGCGACAAGACACCCAGCGGGTCGCGCGGCCAGACCGGGCCGCTCGGCAGCAGCGCCATAGCGCCACGGTGCGAGTCGTCCCAGCTCAGATCGAGTGCGGCGGGATCGTGCGCGACGCGCGTCTCGCTCATCGTCTGCGAGGCGGCGGGACCGGTGTAAACACAAATTCGAGCGTCCCGAGCACGGCGATCTCGCCGATCGCCAGCGGCACGTCGGCGGCCGGCTCGTCGAGCGTATGGTGCCGCTCGCCGGCGGCGATCGACACGGCTTCCCAGAACCACGAGCGGCGCATGATCGCACCGGGATCGCCCTCGCGCATCAGCATGTCGCGCAGCTCGTCCTCGACGGCGTTGCGCACCGGCGCGTTGTTCGGAAAGAGATCGCGCACGACGACATTGATCGGCCGCGGGATCGGCGCATAGACAAAGACCTCGGCGGTGACCGGCCGCAGCAGATCGAGCCATTGCGTCATGCGCGCGACCTCGGCGGCGGGCGGGATGCCGTCAGGATAGGTCTCGTCCATCGCAAAGCGGCAGACGACGGTCCCGGTCCCCTGCTCGCGGGGAAAGACCCAGGCCCGCGTGCAACCGGGATATTCGAGCATCCACCGGCGATAGTCATAGGCGGCGCCGCCCTGCGGCGGCTGCTGAATGCGGTCGAGGATGCGCGAACGATAGAGCTCCTCGCCCTCGCGCGGATTGCCCCCGGCAAACCCCGGAGCGGCGACGACGGCCGTTGTGACCCCGACGATCGGCGTCACGGTATTGAGGCGCGTCGCGGTTTCGAGGTTGCCCGCAGCGCCGGTCTCGACGGCTTGGGCCGGGACCTGGATCACCCCGGGCGCGATCGACGTTACCGCCTGCGTCGTCTCGATCTGCCAGCGCGCTGCGGTCTGAAACAGCGCACCCCGCGGCACGGGGACATTCGCGTCGGCAACGGTGACATCGAGGATCCCCGAGGCGCGCGTCGCTTCTCGTTTCAGCACGCCCCATTCGGCGCCGTGGCGTTCAAGCCACACCCCGCGCGCGGTCGTGACGTGAATTTGCGTCGCATAGAAATCGATCGCTTCGAGCTGCTCGTCGGCCATGCCGGCGGACATGCAGGCGAGCGCGTCGAGATTGGTCTGCGGCAGGCGGGCGACGGCACCGCGCAGATTGGCCTCGATGTCGGTCTGCGCGCGTTCGATCAGTTGCGGCAGGGTCTCGCGTTGAAACCCATTCGCGGCGGCGGCGGCTGCCGGGCGGATCTCGCTCACAGTGCGGCCCCGGCGATCTCGGCCCAGACGATCGGAAAGCGGAAGATCCGCCGCTCGCCCACCGGCGGCGTCATGACGACGACGACTTCGAGCACGCCGCGTCTGATCCAGGCGGCGGTAACATCGACGGTCCGCGCGATGTCGGCGGCGATGAACCACTGGCACGCTTCGCGCGCATACTCCTCGGCGCGGCGGCGTGTCGTCTCGGTCTGTTTCTCGCGCCATAAGAGCCACAGGCGCGAGCCCAGCGGATAGGTGCGGAAGGTGTCGGCCCACCAGCCCCGGATCGGTCCGGCGTCGGGAATGACATCACCGGGCAGTGCCGTGCGGTCGGAGAACAGCGACAGCATGACGGCGGTCGCGAGATCATTGTCATCGGCGAGCACGCCGTCATCGTTGAGCCGCCAGTCGCCGCGCCACAGCTCGTTCGACCAGGTCAGCGCAATGTCGACCATCAGGAGCGGCGCGCTTCCACTGCCGCGAGGCGCGCTTCGAGCGCGTCGAGGCGGTCGCGCAGATCAAACGGCAACTCCGAAAGTTGAACGTATCCTTGCGCGATCCCATCGACCCAAGCCTGGATCCGATAGACGCTGGGGCCAGTCTGGACCCAGCCGAAACCGAACGAATGTCCGGGCGTAAAGCGATAACCGACGCCATTGCCCAGCGGCAGGTTGAGATTGCCGGTGCCGGCGAGCTCCATGATCCGGGTTGCAGTCTCGCCGTACCATCGATGGTTGGCACCGGCATACCACAGCGCGCCACTTTCCATGCCCAAGGCATAATCACACCGCAGTTGTATCGGAAGACCCCCTACTTGATTGGGATACATCACCAACCTGGTGCCGACGCTGCGGGTGGCGACGGCACCGGCCACCGGCGGTGCCAGACTAGCCCCCGGCCAGGTGATCATATTCGTCGTAGCGCCATTAAATGCGATCGTGTTTACAGTGCCCGGAAATGCGATCGTGTGCGCGCCAGCGCTGGTAAAGTTGATCGCGGCCCCGCCGACTGTCAGATTGCCGTCAAACGCGGCGCCGCCCCTTGCCGCAACGGCGCCGTCCCTAAAGATGACAAAGCGGTCGATGTTGTCGTACATGAACCACAGCCCGTCATCGTCGACAAAGCTATAGATCCGCCACGGGATCCTGCCGGGCGCGTCGCCGATCAACAGAGCTCTGCGGGTCGACAAGTGACCAAACGTCTGCGTCTGCTCGGCATCAAACGTTGCGAACGTTTGCGGTTGCCTCTCGCCTCTGGCAACGCCTCTAATGTTCCATCTGGATGGTGTGTTGGTCGCGCTCCAGTCTTCGATGGCAGACGCGTTGATCGAGGCTCCATTCGAGTCTGTGTTGTCGCCGAGCCCGCTGCCAAATTGGCCGTCGCACCAAAATCCGCCAAGCACATCGTTTTCTAGCACCGGCTCCCGCTGGGTCGGGTCGCCCCGCCCCCTGACAGTGAGATAACCCGGGGGTAAGCGCTGGTCGGTAAAGGACACCAGGCCAACCACATTGGCGATGTTTGACAGCGCGGTCAGCGCAAGGTCGCCGTTGGCGCTTAACGCCATCATCGGGATCTGGCGTGGCGTGGTCGCGCCGACCGGCGTCGCGAACCATGCAAACGCCGCACCCGCAACGTCGTCGGTCGCGACTGCTTGAAACACGGCGCGGGTCTGCGCACCGCTGCTGAAATTGACGGCGCCGATCGCTTGTTGTGCCGTCGCTGCTCGGTCGATGGTGAGGTCGCCATTGATCTGCAGCGGGCGGCCGTCGAGCTGCAGCGGCCCGGTCAGAGTCCCCCCGGTCAGCGGCAGATAGATGTCGTCGCTAGCGACCTGGCGCAGTCCGCTCGTGTCGATGCCGGTCGGCACGCCAACCCACAGCCGCGGCACGGTTCGGTTCATCTCGACGGCAAGCTCACCCTCGGCGAGCGAGAGCGGCCCCGGCGGATTGTTGGCCGTCCCGGTCCGCTTGATGCGGATCGATTGCGCCATCGGCTAGAACGTCCCCCCGTCGACGATGTCGACCTCGAGCGGATCCTCGCCGCCGTTGCCCGTAATCGAAAAATCATCGACTAGGACGCGGCGGGCCTCTAACGCTTCAAGCGCTGCCTGGACATTGGTCACTCCGGGAAGGCCGGCGATCGGCGTGACGACGACAGTCGATGCCAAAATCTGCGCTTGCCCGATGCCGACGTGCGACCAATGATTGGTCCCCGGAAAACCCGCGTCCTCAACGCAGATGATCATATCGTTTAGCACCATCGGCACCTGCGGCGCATTGCTCGGATCTTCCGGCGTCCCGGCGGTGTCGACGATCAGAAAATAGCCAGGACGCGCCTGATTTGCAGCCGGCAGCGGTCCTGCTTGCAACGGCGAACCGGTGGTCGGGGTCACTTCGTCGTCAACGCTCGTGCTCGTGCTGGCGTCGGCGTTGAACGTGCCGACGATCGTCAGTTGCCCGGTTGCGGCCTGGATCAGGTTGAAAAGTTCGGTGATCGATCCGAGCAGTGTCTTGTTCGTCGTCGGCAAGCTCGGATGTCCGCCGGCTGGCGTCACTGGCCCGAGTCGAAGCACCGCCGAGGTAATCGGTTTGATCGCGTTGACCCCGCTTTCCGCCTCAGCATAAGTCGCTGGGTCGACGGCAAGCGCGGCGGCGCTGACGGTCAGACCGCTATTGGCCGGCACGTAGACCCCGCCCAGTGCCGCAGCCGTCGCCTGCGCGAGCGATAAAGCGCCGGTCCCCATTGCCAGCGTCAGACCATTGCCCGGCGCGGCAAGCGGCGGCACAAAGATGCCACCGAGCTCTGTTGCCGCGGTGCCGGCGACAAAGAGGCTTAGTGCCCCGAGCACGGGGCCGATCCGCAAACCGGGTCCACTATTTCGCGCGGCGTCGCTGCCCGGCACGTGCACCCCGCCGCGGTTCGCTTCGTCCGCGTTACGCAATGACAAAGCGCCTTGCGCACTCAGATTGAGACCGCCGGTGACAGTCTGCGGCACATAAACCCCGCCGAGCTGAGCCGCGGTCGCTGGCAGCAATGTCAAGGCCGCATCGCTGACAGTGAGACCACCAGCGGGCGCGGTCCCCGGCGGCACATAGACACCGCCGAGCTCCCCAGACGATTGGCCTGCCTGGTTGAGGGTCAATATGCCTGTGCCGGAAACAGAGAGCCCGATCGTCGGGATAACGCCGCCGAGGGCGGCGTTGGTCGCGATGTCGAGGCTAAGTTCGCCGGTGGCCGCAAGGATACTGAGACCCCGCGAGATCCACGCACCGCCGATCGTCCCCAGTCCGGGTCCAGTGCCTGCAACGTTGAGGGTGACAGTGCCTTGATCTTCGCTAAGTCCGCGGCCGAACGTGTAACTCGTGCCGGGCGCCGCGGCGGGTGCCCATCGCATCACTCCTAAACCATTGGTCGTCAGCACCTCGTCGGGATTGCCACCGGTGATGCTGATATTTAACAGCCCAAAGGTCTTTCGACCCCCGACGTCCTGGTCGCCGACCACTTCGATCTGGCGCCGCGGCGAGACCAGCGGCACCACGTCGGCGCCTGCTCGGATTGCGAGATCATTGGTACCGACGATATGCAGCGGCATATCGGAGAACCCACCGCTGGCATAGGCTGGTTCGCGGATCTCTAAAGTCGTCGGCCGCGCAACCGACCCGCCGATGTTGCCTTTCAACAGAATCGTCGGCATCAGAAAGTCCCCCCATCGATTGGTTGATCGGCTCTAAACACGATCCAACCGGTCATGATCCCACCCGAAAGGTCGAGCTTCTCGTCTTGAAGTTCCTCGATCTCGCTTTTCGCCGCAGCGAAGTTATTGCGCACCGTCACCGTCGTCGGCGTGGCGTAGACCGGGAAGGTCGGATCGATCGCAGAGGCTCGCGCGGTCGCAGTCGGCACGATTGCAGGTGCTCGCGGCGTTGGCGCTGCTGCTGCCGGTAATGGCGAGGGGTGTCGCCTTTCGTGCGCGCGCCCGATGATCAGCCGCCGGCGTTTGAGGGCGGCGATCTCTGCACGTCGGTTTCGCCTTTCGATCATCATGGACCCCCTGGACCGCCGCCGCCCGACGTCTGCCAGGACACGGTGCCGGTCGCGTTGAGATTGCCGTCGAGCTCGATGTCGCCCTTGATTTTGATCGACGGGCACTCGATCGAGATCTCTTCTTCGATTTTGATCGTCAATTTCTTCGCCTCGATGGTGATCTCGTCGTTGACCTTGATCGTCAGCTTGCCGTCGTCTTGGTCGACGCCGATCACGATGTGGCCGTCCTCGCTCAATTTGATCGAGGCTTTTTTGTCGTTGTAGAGCATGACCTCGCCCGGCTTCTGCTCGCGCGGCCGCGAGGAGCGGTCGTTGACGGCGAGCACGACGCCGTGATCGCGGTTGCCCGAGATGAACGCGACGAGCGCATCGCCACCGTTGGGCGGTACCGCCGAGATGCCGTAACTTTGGATGCGCTCGACTTCGTCGGCGACCTCGTCCTCGAGGAGACCGACTTGCATTGTCTGCACCCCGTTCGCGTCGCTGGTCGCGCGCAGCACCCCGCGCGACACCATCATGTCGAGGCGCCGGAACACCGGCGCTAACAGGCGGTCACCGCTCTGCATCGGGGCAATTCACACAGACGAGCCGCGGGCCGCGCCACTCATAGACGCGCCAATTCTGCAGCAGCTCACCAAACCCGGAACCCGGCGGCGGCACTGGCCCATCGGCGTTCCACTCGCGCATGCCTTCGAAGACCTTCGGCACAAACGCCGCCGGCCAATCGAGCATCGGCGCCCAGACGACGGGATCAGCCATCGCCGATCTCAGTTATGGGCGTATCCGGCAGCGCCTTGGCGGCGAGCTCGCGCAGCTCGACCATCGCCTCGTCGAGCGAGATGCGGCGCAGCCGGGCATAGCGCGGCGCATCAAAATGCAGCGCGTCGCCCTCAAACCACCAAAAGCGCAGTCCCGGCTCGTCCGCCATTATCGCGGCTTCACCCCGACCTGCGACCAGGCGTCGGCGATCGCCTTCTGCTCGAAATCGCCATAGCGGCGGCGGGCGTGCGCTTCGGTCAGCCCGGCAAAGGCGGCGAAATCGGCGCGCGCGTCGAGGCGGCTGTCGCGCAGCGTGTCGTACCAGACCTGCCCGGTCTTCTCCCAGGCAAACCCCCCGATCGCGGTCGCGGCGAGATAAAAAGCGCGATTGGGGATGCCCGAGTTGATATGCACGCCGCCATTGTCGCGCAGCATCCGCACATAGTTGTTCATGTCGGCAGGCTGCGGATCGCGGCCGATCGTCTCGTTGTCGTAGGCGGTCCCCGGCTCTTTCACCGAGCGGATCGCCCCGCCGCCGATCAGCAGACCCTCGCCGATCAGCCAGTCGCCTTTATCGGCGGTCTGCTTCAACACGCGTTGTTTGATGCACGAAGCGAAGACATCGGAAACGTGTTCGTTGAGCGCGCCCGATTGCCCGATATAGGCGAGCCCGCCTTCGGCCTCGGTGACGCCGTGCGTCAGCTCGTGCGCAATGATGTCGAGCGCGATCGTGAAGCGGTCAAAGAGCTTGCCGTCGCCGTCGCCAAACACCATGCGCTCGCCGTCCCAAAACGCGTTCATGTAATCGCGGCCGAAATGCACGATCGCGTCGAGCCCCATGCCGTCGCCGTCGATCGAGTTGCGCCCGTAACAGTCGCGCCAAAAATCAAACGTGACGCCGAGCCCGTCATAGGCCTCGTCTGTCGCGGGATCGCCAGTCGGCGGTTGTCCCTCGGCCCGAACCAGGGTGCCGCGCCTGATTTCGTGATTGTGCGCGTCATAGATCACGCGCTGCGCCTCGGCTGGCATCTCGACAATGTGGTGCCGTCGCGCCAGCGCGAGGTGCAGCAGCACGCGCGAGAGGCGGTGCGACCCATCGAGCGCCAAGGTGTCGATGGCGGCGGCGCGCTGCCGGGCGTCGCGTGCGCGCTGGGCGATCGCGATCAGGATATGCGGCGGCAGGATCGTGCAGAAACAGGACATGGTCTTTCCCCTCTACTGTTTGCTTTCGCGGCGACGTGCTTCACCAGCTTGCCGATCGGCGGCGACCTGGTCCCAGAACGAGGGTGCGCCGGCACCACCGGTGCCCTTCGCTCCCTTCTTCGGTTTGGCGCCCGGCGTCTTTTCCGGGTCGAGCGGTTCGGGTGTCAGCGCTTCGGGCGGCTGCAGGGTCAAGACGGTGCGCAGCCCTTGATTGCTGACGTCCATCACCAGCGAGGTGATCGCGAGCTGCCGGTCGAGCCCCATCCAGGCGTCGACGACCTCGCACATGCGGTTGATCGGCCACAGCTCGCCATTCGGCTGCAGCCAGCCGCCGACGGTGATCTCGGCGGTCCGCGATTTGCCCCAGCGCTGTTGCTTCTCCCAATTGGCGCGGTCGAGTGCCACCTCGTTATCGGTGTTCGCGGATTGCACGAGCAGCAGCGGGCGGTAGCGCTTGACCGAGGGGTCGCGCACCGTGCCGATCGAGAACGAGGCCTGCTCGGGGCTGACCGAGTCGTCGCCGTTCTTGGTCTTCTGCTGGCCTTTGACGATGTATTCGGAAAAGCGGTCGCGATCGTCGAGCGTCCCGGTCGCGGCGAGAATGTTCTCGCCCTGCACGAGCCGCGTTTCGAGAAACTGGTCAGACCCGCGCGTGATGATCAGCGAGCCGTCCGGTTCCTCATAGGCGAGCACCTGGCGCAGTCGCGCGATGCGGTCGATGACGTCCCACGGCGCTTCGCCCTGCTGTATCTGAAACTCGATCGGCTCGCCGAGGTCGGCCTCGATCTTGACCTCGATCTGGTGCTGCTGGGCGACGGTGCGGATGACCTCGGCGGGGTCGACCGATTTCCACTGCCACGGCGGTCCGATATAGCTGCAGTCGACGAGATCGCTGACCAGCCCCCGGCCCGACAGCTCGATATGGTGCATGACGCCGTCATAAGTGGCGCGGATAACATCGATCCAGCCCTCGCAGACGGTGTGATCGTAAGCCCGCACGCGGACCTGGTCGCCGGGCTCGATCCACCATTGACCCTCTGAGCCCGGCCAGGACCGCGTCGCCCCGATGCCCCATTGCGTCGTCGCATTGTCGATCGAGCGCTCGATGCGCACCCGCAGCCAGCCGCCAAAAGATCGCCCGCCGATGTCGAGATAGAGCGGCACGGTCAGGGCCATGTCGGGATCACGAGTTGCGGCGTCATAAAGTTCGGGTGTGCAGTCGGGTTCGCGTCGCGGAGGCGCTGCGCCTGGCGCGCTTCGCGATAGGCCCAATGCGCGCAGACGAGCGACGGCATGGGTGCGGTCAACAACAGGATCGTGTCTTCGAGCGGCGAGACGGTGCGGTAATTGATCAGCGCGAGACAAATCGCCATCACCAGCCGCAATTGCCGCAGCGCGCCATCGTTGCGCAGAGTCGCCTCGTCGATCGCGGCCCCGAATATCTCGATCACATTGTCGCGCAGCCGTTCGGATTGCGCGGCGGGCCCAAGCGGCAGCGACGGCAGGCGTTGCGCATAGCTGAACACGGCAACGCGGTGCACGAGCGCTTCGAACGCGGCGCGGTTCTCGATCTGCTGGGCGCGCGACGGCGTGTAAATCGGTCCCGGCCGTGCGACCCGCACCGGCGGCAGTTGCGTGCGCCAGGTCGCTTGACGTGCGAGGTGGGCAAGCGCTTGCGTGTCGTCGAGCAGCACAAAGAGACCGACCTCGCGCACGATGCGGGTGATCCCTTGGGCGACCTCGAGCGGGTCGAGATAGACCCACGAGGCGAAATCATGGTCGCCAAACACCCCCGCATAGACCTCGGCGTAAGCATCGGGGTCGCTGACCCCTTGCCGGATCGCGATCGCTTGCATCGCGACGAGCTCGGCGACCATCTCCGCGGCGTCGAGGGCGACAAACGCCGGAAGCTTCGCAATGCGCCAGGCCATCAGCGTCCGGCAAAGGCCCCTTGGCTGATGTCGAACCCCGCCTCGGCTTGCGCGAGGAGCTCATAGCCGGGATCGGCCGCATAAGACGGCGTCTCGAATGACCCCGCCTCGACAAACCCGAGCTCAAAGGCGCAATAGCGGATCCCGCCCGAGCGGCTCTCGCTGACGGTGCAGCTCTCGCACAGCACCAGGTGCTCGCCGTGGAACGGGTGCACGAGGGTTCCCGGCCCGTCTGCCTCGCACGCGTTCAAGAGCTGGTCGCGCTGGCTCTCCCAATTGTCGCCGACGACATAGGCGGTGAACGCAAAGCGGCGCGCCTTGCGCCCCATGTCCTCGCCCTGCGGGATGTTGCGCAACGGGTATTCGCGAACGTCCACACGGCGGCCGACCTCGGTCGAGTAGCTGTCGAGCCGGAACCGCGCCCCGCGAAACGAGCCCGAGGCGTCGGCGAGCCCGATGCCGGGGATAAAGTCTTTGACGATCGACAGCATGGGCCGACGGCGGCCTCAAACGAACCTGATCGCGGCGCGGCGCACCGAGCAGCCAATGCCCGCGCGGTAAGTCCCATAGACGCAGGCGGGCGCCGGTGGCGGCGGTTTTCTCGG